TGGTGGTTGGGGTGGTCGGAGGGAATTGTGCAACGGGTGGCTTCGGACGCTCAAATGTTCTTCGAGCCGCTTGAGCGCGATTTCTGCGTCGAAAGGTCGGCGTGATGGCGTTGGTGTTCAAGGAAAGGCACAACATCGACGGAGTATCTGTGACTATCTATGCGCTGCTTGATGGGCGTGACGGAAGCCCGTTCTATGTTGGCGCTACAAAGCGGCATCCGCGCCACAGACTAGATAGTCACATTCACGCAGCGCGAACGCTCGGGGAACTGTCTGAGAAGTCGTGGCGAATTCGTAGTATGCTTGCCGTCGAATGTCGGCCGCGCGTGGTCGCGCTTGAAGAGGTGCCGTACGGGAGTTGGCCAGAAGCCGAAGTCTTCTGGATCGGCTATCTGAAGTTCATCGGCGCCGACCTTGTAAATCTTGCCGAAGGGGGGCCCGGGGCCTCTGGATGTAAGCAAACTGAAGACACAAGAGTTCGCAGGCAGCTTGCAGCTGCTGGCCGCGATATGTCGCCGATGCATTTGCCAGAAGCGAGAGAAAAAGCCGCACGAAAGTTGCGGACACCGATCACATACGACGGGGTCGACTATCCCGGCATCAAGGCCGCATCGCGCGTTCTCGGCGTGCCTTACTCGACCTTTCATTATCGATATCAACAACAGCGCAGAGAAACGCAATGACCGGACTGAAACTTGCCTCGCTGAAGGCTGACCTTGCACGTGAAGAGGAAGGGGACTGGGTGGAGTCCGTGGCGTTTCCGGGGGTGGCCTTCAAGGTCTGCTCGCTCAATGCCAGGGCATACACGGTGGCACGCGACACGCTGCTGATGCGGCTGCGCCTCCGCTTCAATGGGCAACCGGTGCCCCCGGATGTGCAGGCCAAGGAGTTCGGCGGGCTGTACTGCGCCCACATCCTTCGCGACTGGCGTGGCCTAGATGTGCCCTACAGCGGCGAGAAGGCCGAGGAGGTGTTGTGCGACCCGGCCTATCGCGCGGTGCTGAAGGAAGTCGAGGTGTGCGCGGCGCGGCTTGGCGCGATCATGCCGGAGCTGATCGAGGCCGACGTAAAAAACTGAGGAGCGCCCTGCGCTGGTCGCTGGAGCGACAGGGCGCCGAAGACTGGAAGGCCCGGCTGGCGGCCGAGCACCCCGGTGAGGGGATTTTGGTGGAACAGCGGCCACCTGACGCCGAGATTGCCGACTGGCACCAACTGCCGCTGATGGTTTTTTTCGAACTGATCAACGACCGCCAATGGGGCGCCATGGGCGAGCCCGGGGCGATCCCTTATCTCGCGATCAGCCGATGGGCTGAGGATCACGGCGTTGCGGGAGATGATTTCGTCGCCCTCCGGCGCATGGTTGCCGCCCTCGATGACGAGTGGCGTGACATCGTCAATTCCAAACGAAAGCCCGCAGCGTGAACGAAACGGTGAAACTCGCCGGCCTTCGGGTCGCGCCAGACCTCGACGCTGCCGGCTATGTGGCCGGTGCCGACCGCGTTGAAGCCGCCAATGACGGCATGGCGGCCTCGGCGAACCGTGCCGGTGCGGCGACGGACAAGGTTGGCGACACGCTGCGCACGACGGCGCCCCGCGTTTCTGACGCTGGCAACCAGATGGCGCGGCTGAGCCACCAGTATGTCGATGGCTACGGTACGGCGGTGCGGTTCGAGAAGGGGGTCGACAGCCTGGCCAGGGCGATCGCGACGGGCAATGCGACGACCGCGCAGGCGGAGACGATCCTTGAGGGGATGTATCGGAAGCTCGGGCTGATGGCGAATGCCACCGACCTGGCAGAGCAGGGGCATCACCAGCTTGCGGCCGCAGTGTCGACGGTGAATTCGCGCCTGGCGCTCGAGGAGGCTGCCGCTACCGGGGCAGCCGGCGCGATGCAAATGCTTGAACGCAATACCGGGATGGCGGCCAACCAGCAGCGCAATCTGGTGTTCCAGCTGAACGACATCGGCGTCAGTCTGGCCGGCGGCATGAACCCCTTGATGGTCATTGCGCAGCAGGGGAGCCAGATTGCGACGATCTACGGGCCCGACGAGGGTGGCCTTGGTCGCGCCCTGCAGGAAACAGGCAATCTCGCCGTGGGCCTGGTCACCAAGTTTGCGCCGCTGCTGGCGGTGATCGGACTTGGCGCCGGTGCCATTGGCGGACTAGCTGGCGAGATCAACAAGACTTCCGATGTGCAAGTAACCTTCGGCGATACCGCGCTGGCGGTCTGGCAGGCGTTTGCCGACGGAATCTACACACTGGTCGAGCCGGCTCTCTCGTCAATCGGCGGCTGGCTCGGCGGATTGTGGGATGAGGTGCGTCCGGGGCTGGTGGCGCTGGGGAACGGCATCATCGGACCGTTCGTTGGCGCCTTCGATGCCGCGAAGATCACCTGGAGCGCGTTCCCGAATGTGATGGGCGACATCATCATCGCGACGGTCAACAACGTGATCGTCGGCGTCGAGTCGATGATCAACGAAGCGATCGCGCTGGTAAACGACTTCAAGGCCAAGGTCGGGCTGGCGGGCGATATCGGCGCGGTCGAGTTCGGCGGGGTAGAAAACCCCTATGAAGGCGCGACCAGTGGTCTGGCGGAGGGCGTCGTTGGGGCGTTCTCCGGGGCGATGAATGTCGACTATCTCGGCGGGGCGTTCGGGGCAATTTCCGGGCGCGCCCAAACCAATGCCCGGAACCGGTTGGCGGAAGAAGATGATGGGGCGGGGCAGAAGGCGATCGATGCCTATGACAAGCTGATCGAAAAGACGCAGGAACGCATCCTGCAGATGGAGCTGGAAGCCGACACCATGGGCATGGTCGCCTCGCAGGCGCTCCAGCTCACCAATATGGAGGGCCTGCTCGCCGAGGCCGAGCAAACGGGCGTCACCTTGACGGAGCCGCGCATCGAGCAGCTGACGCGGATGGCGACGACGATGACCGATCTGCAGCTGACGCTGGACGGTCTGCACATTCAGCTCGAAAACCGCACGCCGTGGGAGGTGATGGGGGAGGAGATCGAGCGGCTCAATGAACTGCTGGCAAAGGGCAAGATCGGCGCCGACGACTACATGATGGGCCTGGGGCTGGCCCTTGAAACCATGGTCGGTGACTACGCCAATGCCGGAAACAACCTGATCGGCAATGTCGAAAAGATCACCGATGCGATGGGGTTGGAGGGCAAGAAGGCTTTCGATGTGCAGAAGGGGCTCGGCATCGCGCGTGCCGTGGTGGCTGGCTCCGAGTCCATCGTTCATTCCTTCAACGCAGGTAGTGCGATTGGCGGACCGCCTGTCGGGTTCGCCTTTGCCGCTGTCGCCGCTGCCGCTACCGCGGCGCAGATCGCGGCGATTGCCAGCACGACCTACCAGAGCAAGACGCCCGCGAATGCCACCGGCGGTGGCAGTGCCGCGCCGGCCGCGGCGCCGCAGACGGGCGCGCATCTGACGCTGGTGGGCAGCCCGGGCGACCGGGTGTCGCTGGCCGATGTCGGGACGCTGCTGGGCAGCATCAACGAGCACCTGTCGTTGCAGGGCAAAGAACTCACTTACAGCTACACGAACGGTTGACCATGGCCCTGATCACCGCGCCCGCTCTCATCATCACGCCCGATGCGACCATCGAGCCGCATCACCCGCTAATCCTGTGGGACAACAAGGTGACGTTCGCCAATGTGAGCGCCGACAGCGAGGCGGATGGCGATCCGGCGACGAACCTGGCGAACCCGCTGACGGTGAGCGCGTGGCGCAGTGCCTCGACGGCGGAGCAGGTGGTGGCGATCGAGGGGATCGAGGGCGAAACCGAGTGCATCGGCATCGCGCGACACAATCTGGGCAGCACCGGGTGCAGCGTGGCGGTGTGGGGCATCACGGCGGAGCCGGGGGCGGTGTTCGAGGAGCTGCTCGAGGCGGTGCTGCTGGGCGACGATGCGCCGGCGATGCTGCGCTTCGTCAAGGGCTTTTACACCGAGCTCGAGCTGCGGCTGGTGCCGGATGGCACGGCGCCTTCGATCTCCGTGCTGTTCGCCGGCCCGCTGCTGGCGGTGCGGCCGGGCATCCAGCCCGGCTATGTGCCGCTGCCGCTGGCGGTGACGCTGGACGTGCAGAATGGCCGGTCGCAATCGGGGGAGTTCCTGGGGGCGATCATCACCGGGGCGGCGCTGGGTTCGCCCGCGAGCTTTCGCGATCTCGAAGCTGGCTGGTTCGACGCCCAGATGCGACCGTTCCTCAACGCAGCGAATTATGGTGCGACGTTCTTCTGGGCGTGGGCGCCGACCTACCGCCCCGATGACGTGGCTTATGCGTTCCTCGCGCAGACGGCGCAGCCGCCGGTGGTGCGCAGCGGGGCGTTCTACGATCTCGACCTGAGCATGGGCGGGGTGGCAACCTGATGACCGCCCCGCAAGCGCTGAGCTACGTCGAGCTCGATCTCGCGACCTGTTCGCGCGTCTACGGGGTGGCGCCATGCACGGCTGCGGTCGGCGTCACCGGCGATGCCAAGTGCTTCAACACGCTCAAGACGTGCCAGGATTCGGCGAACTACCTCGCGACGACGACGACCCTGCGGTTTGCCGAGGCTTCGGCGTACCGGCCGCTGGACATCGAGGCGCTGCCGATCATCAGCTCGGTGAGCTTCTCGCCCGGCCGGCTGAACCCCGGCGAGGATCTGGGCGAGCGGGCGGTGCTGAAGGTGTCGCTGCGCGACATGCCGCATCCCGACACTGGGCCGGGGTTCGACCCGTACCACGCCGAGCGTGGTTACGACCCGTATGGCCGCGGCACGCTGCTGGGCAAGTTCCGGGCGCGGCAACCCTGGCTGCGAAGCCGGGCGCAGCGCTGGCGGCTCGGCTTTGTCGGGCAGGCGCTCGATGAGATGGAGACGCGGCACTTCATCGTCGAAAGCATCGACGGTCCCAGCGAGAATGGCGTGACCACGATCACAGCCATAGACCCGCTGAAGATGCTGGATGGCGACCGGTCGATGGCACCGGCGATCAGCCAGGGGCGGCTGGCGGCCGACATCGACGCGGTGACGACCAGTGCGGCGCTGGCGCCGACCGGCATCGGCAATGCCGAGTATCCGGCCAGTGGCTGGCTCAACATCGGCGACAAGGAGATCGTCGCCTTCACGCGCTCGGCCGACACGCTGACGCTGACGCGGGCGCAACTCGGGACCGTGGCCGCCGAGCACAAGGCGCAGGACAAGTGTCAGCTGGTGCTGCGCATCGTCTCGCAGGATCCGGCCGACATCATCAGCGACCTGGCGCAGGATTATGCCGGGGTGCCGGCAGACTACATTCCGCTGGCGGACTGGCAGACGGAAACGGCGGCGTTCCTTCGGCGCGAGTACACCGCGACCATCGCCAAGCCGACGCCGGTGACCAAGCTGGTGGCCGAGCTGATGCGGCAGGCCGGGCTGACGATCTGGTGGGACGATCTCGGCGCCAAGATCCGGCTGCGCGTGCTGCGGGCGCTGACCGAAACCGATGCGCACTACGATGACAGCCTGATCCGCAACGGCAGCTTCTCGCGCAAGGAACAGCCCGGCAAACGCATCAGCCAGGTGTGGACGCACTTTGCGCAGCGCAACCCGATTGACGGGGCCGAGGACAAGACCAACTACGCCTCGGTGGAGGTGGTGGCCGATCTGCCGAACGAAAGCAATTACGGCTCGCCGTCGATCAAGACCGTCTACTCGCGCTGGATCGCGGCGGGCGGGCGCTCGGCGGCGACGCGGACGGGCGAGCTGCTGATCGGGCGCTTTGCCGACCCGCCACGGTTGTTCAGTTTCTCGTTGCAGCGGCGGGCGCAGCCGGATCCGGTGCTCGGCGGGTTCGCCACGCTGGCCTGGCGCAGCGAGCAGGACGCGAGCGGGGCGCCGGAGATCGTGCCGGTGCAACTGGTGAAGGTGACGCCGAGCAAGGACAGCTTTGCCATCGAAGCCGAGGAGATGACCTTTCTCGCCTCGGGCGAGGATCTCGACAGCCGGCAGATCACCATCGACGCGGACGCGCAGAACCTCAACTGGCGAACACTGCACGACGCGCTGTATCCCGACCCGGTGGATGGCGACAGCGTCACCTGCGTGATCGAAGCGCAGGCGGTGGTAGGCTCGTCGTCCGCCAGTCAGCCGTCGTTCCAGACGGGCACCTGGCCGACGCGGGCGCAGAGCGGCACCAGGTCGAGCGGCAGTGCGGTGATCACCGGGCTGGGCAATACGGCCGACCTCTTGGCCGGGATGCGGGTGACGGGGACCGGCATTCAGGCGGGCTCGAAGATCCTGACGGTGGATAGCGCCAGCCAGATCACGCTCGACAAGACGGCCACCTCGAGCGGCACGGCGACGGTGACCGTGCAGACGGTGTTGCTGACCCTGCGGGTGGATGGGCGCATCCAGGGGTGCGGCGGCGTGGGTGGCACAGGCGCGAACGGCAACGGCAATATCGATGCGGGCGATGGCGGCGACGGGGGCAAGGCGCTGAAGGCAGATGCGCTGTTCGACCTGATCGATGCCGATGGCGAGATCTGGGGGGGCGGCGGCGGTGGCGGTGGTGGGCCGTGCCGCGATCCGAACGACCACAAGGGTGGCGGCGGTGGTGGCGGGGCCGGCGACAGCGGCGGCCTAGGCGGCGTCGGGCCCGGCTCCGGCCGCGAGGGCCAGCCCGGCACGCGAACTGCGGGCGGCGCCGGCGGCCATGGCTGGACCAACAATAACTTCTTTTCGGGGCCGGATGACGACAGTTATCGCCGCGGTGGCAATGGCGGCGGGCCGGGCCTTGCCGGTGCCAATGGCAATGGCAGCTCGGATCTCGACAAGGGCGATGGCGGCGACCCGGGCGCGGCGATCGACGGGGTCAGCAAGGTTGTCACGGTGGGCTCGGCCGGCGACCGGCGCGGGCCGCAGATCAACTAGGAGACAGCGATGGCCTTGGCCAGATATCAGCGCGCCATCCAGGATGGCAGCGGCAGCCTGAACCTGCTCGGCATTGCGCTGCAGTGCGAGGTGCGGCGGGCGGGTGTGGCCGGCACGCCCAAGGCCGTGCTCTACAGCGATCGCGACGGGACGGTGACGCTGGGCAACCCGTTCGCGGTGGGGGGCGGTGTTGTGGCGTTCCATGCCGCAGGCGGCGCCTACAATGTGCGCGTCTATGGCGCCGGCTATGACGAGACATTCACTTACGAGGCGATCGGCACGGGCGCCGAAGTCGATGCCGACACGCTGCTGATCCCCGGTTATCTCTACGAGTTTGAGACGGGCACCACGTCGCCACCGGGTGACGGCGGCATCCGCGCCAACAATGCCGATCTCAGCGTGGCAAATCGGCTGTGGATCCATAAGGACACCATCGCGGCTATCGATGTGTCGCCGCGCATCGAGGGGCTGGAAACCAAGCGTATCCTCGTGACCTCGACCAATGCCGGCGAACAGGTGGGCTGGGATGTCGACCTGGTCACCGACGAAGGCGATTATTACGAGCTGGTGCTGTCGGAGCATGTGGGCGCCACGGCGCTGGCGGCGGGCCGCTGCGGGTGGATCCGCGATCCGGGCGAAGGACCGGCGGGGCTCGACGGCGCGCTGTCGGGCGACGAAGTGGTGCTGACCACGACCAGCGAAACGCTGATCGCCGCCTACAAGGGCAAGACGATCCTTCTCAACTCGCCCACGGCGATGGCACTGGCGGCGCAGCCGGCGGCGACGCTGGGCGCCGACTGGATGGCGATCGTCAAGAACATCGGGGCCGGCACGGCGACGCTGGATCCGGATGCGGCCGAGACGGTGGACGGGGCGGCGACGCTGGCGATCCCCCAGAACATGAGCATGGTGTTGTGGTCGGATGGCGCGGCGCTGAAGACCGGGCTGGTGTCGCATGCGGTGCAGCCGCTCAACAAGGGCGGGAGCGGAACCGCGCTGACGGCGCCCGGTGTTGCGAGTGTGTTTGCTCACAGCGGCAGCGCTGCGCTGTTTCGTCCGGCATCGGACTTCTACATGCCGGGCACACTGTACGGGTTGACCACCAGCAACAGCGCCGGCGATGCCACCAACGACATCACCATTGCCGCCGGCCGCTGTGTGGACAGCACCGGGGTCGTGATGATGGTTCTGCCGTCAGCGCTGACCAAACAGCTAGATGGTGGCACCATCGCGGGCAGCTGGGCGGTTGGCGACAATCAGGGGATGCGCGACACCGGGAACATCGGCAACGCCACCTGGCACCTGTTCCTGATCATGCGGCCGGATACCGGCGTCGTCGACGTTCTGGCCAGCGTGTCGGCCACTGCCCCGACGCTGCCGGCAAACTACGTCTACTTCCGTCGCATCGCTTCCATCGTGCGCACGGGTGCCGCCATCAAGGGCTATGTGCAGGTCGGCGACTTCTTCGCGTGGAAGGTTCCGAACGTCGACTACAGCACAAGCAATCCCGGCAACTCTGCCGTTGCGCTGACGCTGACGGTGCCAACCGGCATTCGGGTGCTGGCAGAGCTGACGATGAGCGCCCGCGACGGATCGGCCGGGGCAGATTCGCAATACCTGATCACCGCCAACGACCAGACCGACACCGCGGCGAGCACGGTGAGCCAGATGAGCATCTCCTCCAATGGCAGCGCCACGGTGGGAAATTCTGTTGGCTTGAGAGTGATGTCGGACACCTCGGCCGGCGCCCGGTTCCGCATGAACGGCAGCAATTCCGACATCAACGTCAGCGTCACCACGCACGGGTTCGCCGACACGCGCGGCCGGCTGGCGGCCTAAGGCGAAGTTTCAAGACAGGAGGGCGTGATGCCCATCGTTCTTTGGCGAAGCTGGCGGGATTTCCCGCCGGCCGATTGGCGCTGGCCGAGCTTCAGCCCGGCCGAGCTGGCGTGCCGTGGCACCGGCCAGCTGATGATCGACGAGGATGCGCTCGACAAGCTGCAGGCGCTGCGCCACCTGCTCGGCAAGCCGATGATCGTGCAGTCGGCCTATCGCTCGCCCGAGCACAACCGCAAGGTGGGCGGCGCAAAGCACAGCCAGCACCTCTATGCCCGGGCTTTCGATATCTCGATGTCGAACCATGACCCGGCCGCGTTCGAGGTGGCGGCGCGCGCCGTGGGCTTCACCGGCTTCGGCTACTACCCCAAGCAGAACTTCATGCACATCGACACCGGCCCGGCGCGCAGCTGGGGAAAGCCGTTTCCGCCGCGGCCGGTGACGCGTCGCGTCGAGACTGAGGAACCGCAGGAGGCCGGGGAGGCGGCCGATCTCGAAACCGAACGCTTCGCCCCAGAGCCGAAGAAGCCGGG